GGCAAGCCCTAAGCGACAACACCATGAGCGAGGCAATGACATCCTACCGCCAAGCTCTGCGTGACGTAACAGGACAGGATGGGTTCCCGTTTAGTGTCGTCTGGCCCACCAAACCGTAGGAGTGACCCATGCTAGGTTTTAACCCCCTCGCCTCTGCACCGCTTGCGGATGATGGGGTTACTGCTGACGTAATTTACCTGCTGAATGGCAATGACATTACGACTGGTCAGCCTGTTGTTGGTGCCTCAAGCATTGCCCAAGACCATGACCTGACTGCCGATAGTTTGACGACAGGATCGCCTGTTGTTCAGTCGTCAACGGTTGTTGAAGATCATGTGCTATCGCCTACAGCTATTACGACAGGACAGCCTACCCTTGGTTCGCCAGACATCGCGCTCACAACGGCTATTTCTGCTGACGGGATCACTACAGGTCAGCCCACTGTAGGTACATCTAGCGTAGCGCAAGAGCATGACCTTACGCTTACTGCTATCACCACAGGCCAGCCCACTCTCCCATCTATCACGATGTCGGAAGATGAGACCTTTAATGCTGATGGGGTCACTACAGGTCAGCCCACTGTGGGCACATCTAGCGTAGCCCAAGAGCATGACCTTACGCTTACTGCTATCACTACAGGTCAGCCCACTCTCCCATCAATTACGATGTCGGAAGATGAGACCTTTAATGCTGATGGGGTCACTACAGGTCAGCCCACTGTGGGCACATCTAGCGTAGCCCAAGAGCATGACCTTACGCTTACTGCTATCACTACAGGTCAGCCCACTCTCCCATCAATTACGATGTCGGAAGATGAGACCTTTAATGCTGATCCTGTCACGGCTGGTGTCCCTACAGTAGGCTCTCCCGATCTTACGCAAGATCATTCCCTAATTCCCGTTGCTATTGTTACAGGTCAGCCTGTTGTTGGTGTGTCATCTATCGGTCAGGTGCATACGCTCACAGCAGCTAACATTACTACAGCACCACCCACTGTTGGTGAAACTAACGCTCAGATTACTGTCGTTATTTCCATTGAGGGTATAACAACTGGTGAGACTACGGTTGATGCTTCTGACCTAAGTCAAGACCATAATCTGTCGGCTGATGGTATTACTACTGGTCAACCTGTTGTTCAACCCATCACGGCTACTGTTGTGTTCGTACTTCTTGCCGATAGCATTACAACTGGTATCCCTGTTGTTGGACAACTTACCATCAACCCCTCCAAGAAAAGAATAGTTTCAGTCACAGCTAACTCTGACAACACAGCTACGCTATCTGAAGCAACTAATTCAGCTACATTTAGCAATAACCAAAATAGGGCAGCGTAATGGCATTTAGAATTGGACAGAATGATACTTCGCCATCTTTGCAGGCTACCCTATCTGATGCTAACCTTGCGCCTGTAAACCTAACAGCCGCTACTGTTATGCTGCACATGAAGGCTATCGGTGGTGGTCTGGTTCTTGATGAGCAAATGACAATCACTAATGCCCTTGGTGGTGTCGTTCAGTATGACTGGCAGGCTGGTGATACAGCTACAGTAGGAACCTACTATGTAGAGTTTGAAGTGACCTACGCTGATGCTTCTGTAGAGACCTTCCCTAATACTGGTAGCCTCCCTCTGGTGATTACACGAGAGTTGAACTGATGAGTTTAGATTTTACGAAAGCTGACTATCAGGGTGAAAAAGTAACCCTCAACAAACCTCGTCGTATTCAAGGTGGCAACAAGAAGTTTGAAGTGTTCGTACAGGATGGTGGCAAGGTTAAGCGAGTTACTTTCGGTGATCCTAACATGGAAATTCGACGTGATGACCCCAAAGCTAGGGCTAATTTCCGCTCCCGCCACTCCTGCGACACCAAGAAGGACAAGACAACGGCTGGTTATTGGTCCTGTCGCATGTGGGAAGCAGATACATCGGTGGGTGATATGACTAAATTCGAAACAAGTGGTAAGATTACCAAGGTTGATGATGAGCAACGCATGATTTACGGTTATGCTTCTGTCGTCACCAAGGGTGGAAAACCTGTAGTTGACCGTCAGGGCGACATTATTTCCCCAGCCACTATGGAGAAAGCAGCGACAGAGTTTATGCTTGGCGCTCGTAACGGCCTCACTATGCACAAAGGTGAGCCTACGACAACTATTGTTCACTCTATGCCTTTCACAAAAGAAATTCAATCTGCCTTTGGTATTGAGTCTGACCTTGAGGGTTGGCTAATCGCAGTTAAGGTCCACGACGATGAAACTTGGGACCGTATGAAAAAGGGTGAGTTCACAGGCTTTTCTATCGGGGGTCGCGCCACAAAGGTTGAAGTTGCAGATGACTAAGGTTTGCACTGGTGCCTGTGGAAAAGAGTTACCACTCCCCATCTTCGGTAAAAAGGGACAACGGTTACAATCCATGTGCAAAACTTGTCATACCGCTCGTAATCTAGAGAGTAGAAGTCGGGTGGGGAGAAAGACAAGTGAGAAGACTGCGCAAAAGGCTCGTGAAAGAGCATCTGAATACTACTATGACAATAAACACATTCCAAGTTTTAAGTCAATTAGGTGTGAGGCTCAAGCTAGGCGTAGGGAAAGATACCTACCCCTATCAGATAAACACAAGTCTGAAATAAGAGATTTCTACTGGTTAGCTCGTGACCTTAGGTCGGTAACTGGTGAAGAATACCATGTGGACCACATTGTTCCGCTGAATGGTAAAACCATCTGTGGCCTCCATGTGCCTTGGAACCTCCAAGTGTTACCCGCAGATATAAACTTAAGCAAAGGAAATAGGTATGACAACCTTGCTTGAAAACTTACAGCTTGAGGAAGTGTCACTGGTTGACCGACCTGCTAATCAAGAGGCCACTATCGCACTCTTCAAGCGTGACACTTCCGGAGAGGAAATTACTAAGATGACTGATGATATGAAGGCTAAACTCAAGCCTTACATGGACAAGGGTATGTCGGAAGAAGAGGCCATGAAGGCTTATGACACCGATATGACCATGAAATCTGACGATGCTGAAGAAGCTGACGTTGAAGCTGTAGATGTTGATGCCTTGAAGGCTGATATTGAAACACTCAAGGCCGAAAACGAGCGTCTTCGTAAGGGTTTGATTGAAGAAGGTTACGTTATCGAAGCTGATGCTATCCAAAAGAAAGCTGAAGTTGAGATGATTGAAGTTTCTGGTGAGATGATCGTTAAGTCGGACATCCCTGCCCCCGTATTGAAGGCCCTCGAAGCTGCTGCTATCGAAAAGGCTGATATTGAGCTGACTAAGAGTGCTGGTGAGGCTCTGCCACACTTTGATATTACAGTCGCTAAGGCTCTCGTAGCTAAGTTCTCTGAGGACGAAGCAATTATGGTCGCATTGAAGGCTGCTGATGCTGCTTTTAACGCTGCCATGCAAGAGTTCGGTAAGTCCGATGTAGATGGCGAGTTCGCTACCTCTGCTGACAAGCTCGACGCTCTCGTAAAGTCCTACATGGACGACAACCAACTCAAAAAGAGTGATTATGCCAAGGCTTACGCTGCTGTAGCTAAGACCGATACAGGCAAAACTCTTATTAACAAATCCTACAAAGGGGAATAATCATGGCCGTTATGCAGTCCCGCGATAACCGCACTTTCATTGCTGGGGAAGACCTTACCGCAGCTCAATTCAAGTTTGTAACTCTGGAATCCGATGGTCAGGTTGACCTTGCTGATGCCGCTGGTGAGAACGCTATCGGTGTTTGCCTTGTTGGCGGTGCTGCTGGTGCTGCTGTCACTGTCTGTGTGTCTGGTTCTGTCCTGATTACCGCTGGTGGCACTATTGCTGCTGGTGCTTCTGTGCAGACAGACGCTGCTGGTGATGCGATCACTGCTGCTGCTGGTGATGTCGTACTGGGCTATGCCCGTGAAGCTGCTGTGGACGGCCAGATCATTGAGATCGAACTGATCCAAGGCGGCAACGTTGTCCCTGCCTAATCCAAGCATTTAAGGAATAATAGAAATGCCTCTTTTGACCCCATCCGCCGTACATATTGACCAGCCCCTCAGCAACCTGACGCTGGCATATGTGCAAGAGCAAACCAACTTCATCGCTGACAAAGTGTTCCCAACTGTGGGTGTTCAGCGTCAGTCGGACAAGTACTACATCTACGACCGTGCGAACATGAACCGCACTGGTGACGTGAAGAAACTTGCCCCTCGCACAGAAGTCAACCGTATCGGTATGGCTATCTCGAACGACAGCTACTTTGCTGACGTCTACGGTCTGGGCATGGACTTCGATGAGCAGACACTTGCTAACGAAGATGCCATGTTGGAAATCCGTGCCGCTGGTTCGCAGACCATTGTCAACCGCCTGCTGATCCACCGTGAAGAGCAGTTTGCATCGTCCTTCTTTGCAGCTAGCATCTGGGGTACAGACGTAACTCCATCGAACCTGTGGTCGGACTACACCAACTCGACCCCAATCACTGATGTGACCACTGGTCGTCGTACCATGCAACTGAAGTCGGGCGGCTTTAAGCCAAACACTATGGTTGTCGGTAAGGAAGTCCGTGACATCCTGATTAACCACCCTGACATTCTGGCCCGCCTGAACGGTGGTGCTACTGTCACCAACACTGCACTCATCACCAATGCCAAGCTGGCTGAAATCTTTGAGGTAGAGAACTTCTACGTCATGGAAGCTGTGAAGAACGGTGCTGTCGAAGGTCTGGCAGAAAGCAACTCCTTCATCGGTGGTAAGAACGCTCTGCTGGTTCACGCACCTCGTACTGCTGGTCTGATGACCCCAGCTTCGGGTCTGACCTTTGCATGGAACAACATTCCGGGCGCAAACAACCTCGGCATCACTGTTGAGTCCTTCTCGGACGATGCACTGAAGCGTCAGCAGGTTGCAGAACACATCCAAGTTAAGATGGCATACGACATGAAAGTTGTTGGCGCTGACTTGGGTTACTTCTTCTCTGCCGTTATCGCTTAATTAGCGTTACTAAACTAATGGAGTGTCCTCAGTCTTCTGGGCTGGGGTCACTACCCACCAATAAAAGAACATAACAGTATCCAAACACAATGGAGTAGTCCTATGCACCCATCATATCTAGGCTTCCAAGTAGACTGGCCCGTCTTCGTAAAGCAGCCACTATCTGCCGACAATAAGAATTGGAAACGTGGAGAACATTTTAACTGGTTAGAGCGAGGGTTGAGTGAACAAACTGTGTCGCTCCTCTATGCCACTGGTTTTATCTACCACAACACAGAGTTTGAAGTCCAAGCCAAAGTAGGTGATCGCCTGTCAGAGATGTCTGGTGCGCAACTGAATACCCTAGTTGGCTTGATTAACTCTGAGGTCAAGAGCAGAACCTCTAGCCTAGACGAATACAAGAGGAAGAAGTGTCCTCAGTCTAAGATTGATACAAAGCAACGTGGTATTATTCGTCGCTTCCTGAATAACAATGCTTGGATCACAGAAGATTTTTACCGTATTCGTGACGGTATTTTAGGCGATTGATAATCGAAGGGATGCCCAAATGAGTTGGAGTTATGATTCTACTGACCTAGACACTACAACAGCCTCTGGGCGTCTCAACTCTGTCCGTCTTCTGGTGGGAGACACTGACACACTAGACCAGCAGGTGCAGAACGAAGAAGTCCTCTTTGCTCTCTCAGAGAGTGGTAATAACGTCTACTATGCTGCTGCTTGGGCTGCTAGAGCTATATCTTCTAAGTTCTCTCGGAGGGTCACGACAAGTCTAGATGGCTCTCTCAGTGCTAACTACAGTGACCTTGCCAAGCAGTATAAAGTCCTTGCTGATGACCTTGAGTATCAGGGTAAGACCTCTGGTGCTGTCATTGGTGTACTAGCTGGTGGTATCACCAAGTCTGGTATTCAGGCTGTTCGTTCTAACACTAATCGTATCGAAGGTTCCTTCCGTAGAGATCGCTTCAAGAACCCTCCAAGTTACGACACACCAGAGTATGAATGAGGAGCTAGAGCATGACCTTCCGCTCCTTTGACCTGTTTAATCTAGTGCGTGACTTTGGGGAAGACCTAACTCTGCGTAAGATTACCTCTGACGGTTCTTACGACCCCACCACAGGTTCTGTCAATGGGTCTGTCACAACGGACTACACTGTCCTTGGTTACTTCTACAACTACGAGACCCTCAACGTAGATCAGATACGCAAGGGGACACGCAAGTGTGTGATCTCAGCCCTATCTAATGTAGAGCCTGATGAAGACGACCAACTGCTAGGTAATGGGGATGCTGTATCCATTGTCTCTGTATCTACAATCTTTTCTGATGGTGTCGCTATCTGCTACATTTGTCATGTAAAGGAGTAGGCCATTGGAGTTTAGAACTAAGGTAAACAAGAATTCGGTCTCAGGTAAACTAGATGCCGCTGCAAGTGAAATCGAGGGTGAGGTTAAGGATTACCTTAAACGCATAGCTGACTCACTAATAGGCGAAGACCCAAGAGAGGGCGGCATAGGCGCAGGCTCACCCGTCGATACAGGGGCTTATATCACGTCCCACAGTTTTCAACCTACTGGTGGTAGGGGTGGCCGCTCAAGGAGTTCTACCAATAAGCCCAAGAACCAAAGCTGGTCGCAAAAGGCTGAAGAGGCTAGGTCTAACTTGTATGCTGATATTGAAGCCGCTGACGTTACAGAGGAAAGGGCTGGCATTTTTAGAAACCGTGCGCCTCATGCGGCAGCGGTAGAAAGTAAACACCTCGTTTACGCAAAAGTAAAAGACAGGTTCAGGTAATGGCTAGTATCTATGATGACATTCGAGCTGCCCTTGAGGTTAAACTAGGTTCTATCACTGATGTCCCTTCTATCGGTTGGGAGAACTTACAGTTTAGTCCCACTACTGGTCAGCCTTACCTAAAACCCCGACTAATTCCCACTCGTAGAGAACCTGCTGTCCGTGGCATTAACCCACAGATGTACTACCAAGGTATCTTTAGAATTGAGTGTTATGTCCCTGAAGGTGTCGGTCCTGCCGCTGGTGACGATCTTGCCGACAAGATTATGGAAGCCTTTGAAGCCACGACAGACGTAAGTCAAGCTGGCACTATCGTATCCATCCGTTATGCCGAAAGAGAACAGGCAGAGATTGATGGACCCTTTTACATGATACCAGTTAATATCGGGTGGTATATTTATGCTTAGGGTTTGTAAAACTTGTTGCTTAGAGAAACCGTTAAATGAGTTCACCAAGAATAGTAGGTGTAATTACGGGGTGACGAACAAGTGCTTGAAATGTTCTGCTGAATACAGTTTGAAATATTACTACGATAACACTGAGTTGAGGGCAGAGGCTCAAAAGAAATCTGTGGCTAAGAGAAAATCTAAGGGCAAAGATGTAAATAAAGCTCAAAGAGAGTGGGCCAGAAGAAACCCACACTCAAAAAGGTTTCATGCGGCCCAGAGAAAAACTCATGTGAAGCAAGCAACCCCACCTTGGCTGACTGACAGTCAAAAGTCCCACATCAAAAGAACTTATAAGTTGGCACAGATAATCAAGGATGCCACAGGTGTAGACTACCATGTAGACCACATCGTTCCCTTACGTGGGAAAAACATCTGTGGTTTGCACATACCAGAAAACCTGCGGGTTTTAAGGGCTGACCTCAACTTATCCAAATCCAATATTTATAAATAATCCCCATAGGAGAAACAACATGGCCTTTGCACAGGGTTCGCGCTCCAGCTTGTCGTACATCGTAGAAGCTACGTTTGGCACTACACCCGCTGGTAACTTTATTAACCTCCCTTTCAGCACTCACTCTTTGAACCTCACTAAAGACCGTGTAGCTGGTAACGACATCCAAGCTGACCGTATGCCTCGTGTAGACCGTCACGGTAACCGTCAAGTAGCAGGTGACATTGCTGTTGATCTTCGTGATGCTGACTACGACGACTTCCTTGAATCAGCTCTGCTTAACACTTTCTCGACTAACGTCCTGAAGGTTGGCGTTACCCCCAAGTTCTTCTCCATTGAAGACTATGCCGCTGACATTGACCAAGCCCGTGTGTTCACAGGTTGTTCGGTTTCTTCGATGGCTATTTCCCTCGCCCCCAACCAGATGGTTACGACTACCTTCTCGATGGTTGGTAAGGACATGACCATCAGTGGTACACAGAAGACACAGGACGCTGCCTCAGGCGCTGCTCCCTTCGATGCCTACTCTGGTGACATTGCTATCGGTAACGTGGCCTCTAGCTCCGCTGTAGCCATTGTGACGGGCCTTGACTTCACCTTGAACAACTCTTTCGCACCCACCTTCGTTATTGGTGACGACAGTGCGCCTTCTCTGGAATATGGTCGTGCGGAGATTGAGGGGACTATCACCGCATACTTCGAGGATGCAGCCCTGATTACCCGCTTCCTGAACGAGACTGAAAGCGAACTGGAAGTGTCTGTGAATGACCCAACTGGTGCTAACGCTTACACATTCCTGTTCCCCCGCATTAAGATTAACTCTGCTGACGTTGGTGTCGATGGCCCAACTAGCCGTATCATCAGCATGTCTTTCGTTGCTCTCTATGATGCAACTGAAGGCACAAACCTGAAGATCACACGTCCAGCAGTGTAAACAGATACCTAGCTGCTATAGCATCGGCCTCACGGCCTTAGGTAGGGGAGGCTCTGGTCGTCGGGTCTAGGGTCTCCCCATTTATACTACCCGATAAACCCCGACATAACCCACAAACAAAGGAAATCCCGATGGACCTTATGAACCTTAAGCCTACCAGTGACACTGTTGAAGTTAAACTGGTGCATCCCAATACTGGCGACCAACTGAAGAACGACGACAAGACTGATATGACTATCACTGTCTACGCAAGCCATTCCAAAGAGTATAAATCTGTAATGCACGAACAGACAAACAAGCGTCTGAAGGCTATGCAGTCAGGTAAGAATAAAGACTTTACCTCTCAGGATATGGAAGAAGCTACTCTTACGTTGCTCTCTAAGATTACAGCTAGTTGGGATATTACCTATGGTGGTGAGAAACCCAAACTTACTGTCGCTAAGGCTAGAGAATTATACGATCAGGTGTTCTGGATTAAAGATCAGATTGAGGGAGCGTTAGCTGACTCTCTGGATTTTACGAAAGCCTAACTTGTCAGTTATGTGAGTGGGCTGAACATCAGTTCAAACTCAACAGGCCTGATAAGGATGGCATTTCAGAACGAGAACATCTTGAACAAGTAGAGAGGCAGATTGGACGTAGACCTGAAGCATTGGAACCCCCGACAGATTTTCCACAGCTTATGTCTCACGTCTGGTCTGCCTTTATTACTTTAAGCAACAGCAGAACACAAGGCTTTTCTGGCCCCAACCCGATAACATACGAACAAATCAAAGCATGGAAAGAACTGACTGAGACGCCTGTAGAACCTCGTGAGATTGAGGCTATAAAGCGTGTTGATACAGTTTATATGAGGGTAGCGAATGGCTGACTTAGCAATTATTGTAGACACTAAATCACTTGTTGACGCTAAGAACAAACTCACTGCTTTTCAAAACCAGATGGGTAAGACTAACTCTGTCTTGGGGTTGAGCCGTGCGCTAGGTTCAGTTGAAAGAAACGTAGAAGAACTTATTAAGGCCCAAGCTAAGGGCCAACTTAGTTCTCGGTCTTTTCAGCAGGGTCTACTTGAGCAGAGAAAAGCCCTTGAAGCTATGGGTATGTCTTCGTACATGGCTAGGCAAAGGGTGGAGCAACTTGCTGCTGCACTGAGGAACCAACAGGCGGCTAGGGTTGCTGCTCAGGCTGCTGATGAGGCCGCAAGGGCCACTAAAAGGCTTGCTGATAGACAGTTGGAACTCCGTATGCGGTTCCAAGAGGGCTACGCTAATTTTACTCGTCAGCGTGAAGCTATGCGTAGTCTCAGGGAAGCCTACCGCTCTGGCATAATCACCCTACAGCAGTATGAAGCACAACTAGCTAGGATTAGAGCAGCTAACCAAGGTAACGTAAGGGGAACTAATAACCTTGGTGTAGCCATGCAGCAGACGGGTTATCAGGTTGGTGACTTCATGGTGCAAATCCAAGGCGGGACAAACCCAATGGTTGCTTTTGGTCAGCAGGCTACTCAGCTTGTCGGGGTACTTTACTTGATGCCGCCAGCAATGTTAGCAGCTTCGACATCTATCATGGGCCTTTCTGTCTCGGTAGGGTTTCTCGTGATGAGCCTTGGTATCATTATCCCTATTGCAACCGCTATTGGCGCATACTTTATGCGAATGAGTGGCTCATCTAAAACCCTCAGCCAGAGACTAGATGAAGTAACCTCGTCGTCGGATAAACTAAAAGAAACCTTTGAGCTTCTTAACGACCAAGAATTAGGGTTGAAGTTTGGCAACTTGACTGATGAAGTTAGGTCGCTGAGTTCTGCAATGCTAACCCTTGATAGTAACGCTCAACTAAAGAATTTCTCGGCCTTTCTGGATAAAGCTGAAGGTGCTGCTAATGTTGGTGGGGTCCGTCAATTCTTTAATGAGATGATAAACACCCCTACGTTTGGCCTTCTTGGTTCGTCTGAGGCAGAGCTGGACGAGGCAACTTTTGCTAAGTTAGGTTATGGTATTGGTAGGCAACAATACTTGGGCTACATTGATGGCCTAAAATCGGCTGCTAATCAGGGCAACAGAGAACAAATTGTAGAGTTGTTTGATAACCTTATAAGCTCTCTTGGTAGCAACGTCACCCCAGCGGGATACCTTCTGGCTGACCAGATGAGAAAAATAGCCCTTTCTGTTGCTGAGATCACTGCGGAAATGAATGGCACAGCTGAATCGGCTAGGGTAGCTGTCCACCTAGAAGAAAAACGTGTAGAATCTATCAAGCTCTACTACGACAACCTAAAAAAAGTAAGCGACCTCCAGCAAGAGCGCAAAGCTGGCGTTCAAGAAATTCTTGATGCTGTTGACGCTGAGAAGAAGTCTATGTCTGACACTCTCGACCTTAACAGGTTGATCCTTCAGCTTGGAAAAGACTCTGCACAGGTTAAGGCAAAAGAAGCTGCGATTGCAAGGGAGCAATACAGGCTTGAGCTAATTAACGCCCAGATTAAGGGCAACCACTTAATTGATGCTATGGCCCTGTACGATGCTAATGTGGGCGTAACGGATGCAATTTCCGACTCTGCGCAAAAAGCAAAAGGTTTATCTGAGGCTTTAAAAGATGCAGCTTCGGCAATGTCAGACCTGCAAAACACGGGAGACCTTGACGCTAAGTTGGCAGGTCTGGTCGCAAGACTTGATGCTGTTAGAACAGGTGCTAATGAGGCTGCTGCTGGACTTGTTGCAACGGAGACAGCTAAGGCTCAAGCTAGTCTAGATGCCGCCCTTACTGGTGGTAACGATGCCATAATAAGAGATGCTCAGATTGCTTACACTGCTAGACTGGGGTTAATCAACGCGATTGGCGTAACAACAACTGCACTGGGAGACGAAAAAGAAGCTAACAGGAGATCTAATAAAAAAGGTCCGACATCTGAAACTGGTCAAGAAGCTCTCGACAAGTTGGTGCGACAGACAGAGAGTAGACGTAAGCTGGTTGACCTGACTGAGGAACAAGCACGTTACGAAGAGCTGCTGTTCAAAATTCAGGAGACTAGTGCTAGTAAGCGTGACCCCCTGTCTCAAAAAGAACTTGAAGTCGCAGCTAAGAAAATCTACCTCATAGAAGAACAAACTCGCGTTATTGAAGAGCAGAATAAAGTACAGGAAGCTCTTGCAAGCACCATAGAAAACTCTATGGAAAATGCTTTCATGTCGATGGTTGATGGTACTAAGTCGGTTAAAGATGCCTTCAAGTCTATGGCTGCTGACATCATCAAAGAACTCTACAGAGTACTTGTAGTAAAACGTATGGTTTCTGTTATTACATCTTTCTTGGGTTTCGCTGATGGGGGTACCTTCTCTGGTGGCTCTCAAATCCAAGCCTATGCCAATGGTGGTGTCGTTGGTGGACCCACAACCTTCCCTATGGCTGGTGGTAAGACTGGCCTCATGGGTGAAGCTGGTCCTGAAGCTATCATGCCACTAAAGCGTGGTGCTAATGGTAAGCTGGGTGTTCAGATGGAAGGTGGTGGTGGAGACACTATTGTCGTCAACCAATCGTTTAACTTCCAAGCCAATGGTGACGACAGTGTAAAGAGGATTATCGCACAAGCTGCACCTCAGATCGCACAGATGACCAAGAAGTCTATGATTGATGATCGTCGTCGTGGTGGACAAATGAAAGCTACTTTCGGGTAATAGGGAAAGATACTAATAGATGGCACTCACATACCCACTAAATCAACCAACCACTATTGGTATCGAAAGTATTGAGTTACGGGCTGTAAATGCTGTAGCTGTCTCTCAGTCTCCTTTCACCTATAAGCAGCAAGTTATTTCTCACGGAGGGCAGAAGTGGGAAGCCTCAGTTACTATCCCTTCTGTCCGCCGTGACTTAGCTGCTGAGTGGAAAGCTATGCTAGTAGGTCTTAAGGGACAGACTGGCACTTTCCTACTAGGAGACCCTGACTATGCGACACCAAGGGGTGATGTAAGCTCTTGCACACTTACTGGGGTAACTGGCGATGAGACTGTTACTGTCGTTATGACTGGGACACTAAAGGCTGGTGACTATATTCAGCTAGGGGGAGGTTCCTCTGCTAAACTACATCAGGTTCTTGCTGACCAGACTGGTAATGGTTCCCTAGAGATTTGGCCTGCATTAAGGGTTGACTATACAGGTGCCACGGTAGTGCTTGATTCCCCTAAGGGCGTCTTTAGGTTGGCTATTAACCTCACATCTTGGTCTATCAACAATGGTTCTTTCTATGGTATCTCCTTTGAGGCTGTAGAAGTTATAACGTAAGGATAAGATATGTCAAGAGACCTGACCTCTGCCACAATCACTAACATATCAGAAGCCACAGTCTACCCATTCTTTGCTATTGAACTTAACTTTGACAGTGAGATACTGCGGTTGTGGACTGGCCAAGGCACACTTACACTACCTGATACGACACAGTGGATTGGCACAGGAACCTTACTTGACATCTCCGCTATTGAAGAAACCGCTGAAATGGCTGTCAGGGGCGCTACACTGACTTTGAGTGGTATCCCCTCGGAAATACTCTCACTAGCCCTCAGTGAGCCTTATCAGGGCCGTGTGTGCAACATCTACTTCGGAACATTCACTGGTGGTGACTTGACTACGGCACCTAGTAACTTCGATCAGATTTTCTCTGGTTATATGGACCAGATGAACATTCAAGATGGTGCTGAGACAGCTACTATTGAACTGAAGGTAGAAAACAAGCTGGTTGACCTAGAGAGAGCTAGAGTTGCTCGCTTTACATCTGGGTATCAGAAGTCTATCTACCCTAGCGACAAGGGGTTGGACTTCGTAGAAAGCCTTCAAGACAGAGAACTATTTTGGGGTCGCAATGCTGTCAGTTAAATACCAACAAGAGTTCCTTTCTCAATTCAAGAGTGGTGCTCAAGATTTGCTGGAACAAGATTGGGATGAGATTGAGCATAAGAAAGACCTGCGTAAGTTAAACCCAGATTGGTCTATCTACGAGTTACTAGAGAAGCAGGGTCAGTTGTATATCTTTACCTGTAGGGATGACTTAAAGCTGGTCGGTTACTTTGTCGTTATCATCACACCTAACCTGCACTGTAAGGGAGATACCCTTGCTGTAGCTGATGTGATCTATCTGGATAAAGAGTATAGGTCAGGTCTGTTGGGCTACAAGCTGTTCTTGTTCGCTGAGTCTTGCATCAGAGATGATGGCTACAAAACCCTACAGGTAACGACAACAGAAATGAACCCGATAGACCCGCTAATGCTAAAGCTGGGCTATAGCAAGGTAGAAACTAAGTTCGAGAAGGTGTTATAAATGGCTGTCTTTACCGCTCTTAGTATTGCTGTCGCTACTTATGGTGCTGGTGCCAGCTTTTTTTCTGCCGTTGGTGTATTCATCTCTAGCGCTGGTTTTGTCGGTCAACTCCTGCTGAGTGCTGCTACTAGCCTTGTTCTTAATGCCCTGACACCTAAGCCTTCTGCTAGTGGTGGGGCTAACAGGGGTTATCAGGTAAACTCTAGGGGTGCTGCACTAGACCACCAGATCATCTATGGTAAGGTTCGTGTTGGTGGTGCTATTGTCTATGATGATGCAACGGGCGTAAACAATAAGTTCCTGCATCGTATCATTGCTGTTGCTGGTCACGAAGTACAGTCCTTTGACCGTATCTACATTAACGACAGCTACATTGACTTCGGTGACATTGCTGGTGATGGTAATATCCCTTCTGTCGTTGACCCTGACGGTAGCACATCAACCAGATACAATGATAAAATCCGTATTCAGTTTGGCTATGGTACACCTACCCAGCCAGCTAATGCCGCTCTTGTGTCTGAATCACCTAACTGGACTGCACAGCATACCCTGAGTGGTATTGCCTATATGTATGTCCGACTGGCCTTCGATGCTGATGTGTTCCCTAATGGTATCCCCACGATCACTGCTGAAGTAAAAGGTAAGAAGGTCTATGACCCTCGTACTACCACGACAGTGTGGTCTGATAACCCAGCCCTGTGCTTGCGTGATTACCTTACGTCCAAGTACGGTGTCAATGAGGATGCAGATAACATTGATGATACGCTAGTTACTGCTGCTGCTAATGTTTGTGACCAGACTATCTCAGGTCTAGCTAGGTACACTTGTAATGGTGCCTTCACTACTGGTTCTACTCCTTACGATTTGTTGCAGAGTGTCCTAACCTCTATGGGTGGGACTATGTGGTATGCTCAGGGTAAGTGGCGTATGAAGCCTGCTTATTGGACGACACCAGTGATGGACTTGAACGAAGATGACTTCCGTTCTAGTGTCGGTGTAAGCACACGTCATTCCCGTAGGGACAACTTCAATGTCGTTAAGGGAACCTTCCGTGGTGCAGAAACTAACTGGCAGGTCACAGACTACCCACAAGTAACTAACGCTGCTTTTGTCACTGTTGACGGTGGTCAGGAGTCTGTTGTTGATGTGAACCTTGCTTTCACTGATAACTCTATTGAAGCAAGAAGACTAGCTAGGGTAGCCCTAGAAGCCAACAGACAACAGCTTACGATCAGTGCATCCTTTGGCCTGAGAACCTTGGCCCTTCAGGTTGGCGACAATGTGAGGGTTACCAACACTAGGTTTGGTTGGGTCAACAAAGAGTTCACTGTTATGTCGTGGAGCTTTGGTCTCGCCGATGAGTATGACCTTCAGGTGAACATGATCCTGCAAGAGACTGCTGAGAGTATCTTTGATGAAGTTGACGATGGCATTGTTTACGAGAGAGATAACACAGAGTTGTTGTCGCCCTTCTCTGTTCCATCAGTGGGTCTGTCTGCTGAAGTAAGGTTGCAGGTTCTTAAGGAGAAGCTAACTAACATTGTGGCTATCACAGTAAGTTCAGGTTCGCCTGAGCGTATTGACTCGGTAGAAGTCCAGTTTAAGAAGGCTGAGGATAGTGTTTACATTAGCCTTGGGACAGGTGAACTTGGCGTCTTTGAGGCTATCGACTTAGACGATGGTCTATATGACTTCAGGGCTAGGGCTATCAACACTCTTGGTGTCAAGGGTGAGTTTGAGTTCTTGCCTAACATCCAAGCTGAAGGTCTTGCAGAACCACCAAGCACACCAACGGGTCTTATCGCTGAGGTGTCTGGTGACAGCACTACCTTAGAGTGGACACCCGTAGCTGATCTTGACTTGTCGTTCTACCGCATCAGACACGCTGTAGAGACCTCTGGGGCCACTTGGGCCAATGCCACTACCGCTATTGATAAAGTGCCACGTCCAGCCTCCTCTGTGACCCTACCGGCCCGTAGTGGGACTTACATGATTAGGTCTTACGATAAGGGACAGTTTGCCTCAGAGGGTGTCGCTAGTGTTGTCGTCACTGAGGGTCAATTACCTTCCTTCACGAATACACTAACACAGACTGAAGGCCCTACCTTCTCAGGGACAAAGACTGGTTGTAGTGTAAACGGTAGTGACTACCTTGAGATTACAGACCCATCTGCAGGTCCATCAGAAGCTACATACGACTTCTCTGTCGGCTTTGACACTGCGACAGTGCGTAGGGTTAAGGCAAGGGTAGATGCTGCTATACTCAGGATCAACGAGGCTGGCGATACTTTCGAGGATTTAACTGGTAACTTTGACAACCTAACAGGTTTGTTTGATGATTTGTCTGGAGAACAGAACTTTGCTGACACTAACGTAGAGTTCTTTATATCAACGACAGATGATGACCCTGCTGGCACAGCCACTTGGAGTGCATACCAGAGGTTTAGGGTTGGTTACTTTTCTGGTCGGGCTTTCCGCTTCAGGGCTGTATTAAAGAGTTCCTCTAATAATGTAACGCCCAACATCACAGACCTTAGCGCAACAGTGGAGTATAACTAATGTCGCAAAACAACTATACCATTGGTAACCAAACTACCCCATCGTTCAGGGCTGACTTGAATAGTGCTTTACAAGCCCTTGCTAGTAATTCTTCTGGGACTACAGAACCTGACACGACTTATGCCAATATGTTTTGGTATGACACAGAGGTGAACACATTGTATATGCGGTCAGAGGCTGACGAGGTTTGGATTAGGATTGGCGTCTTGAACCAATCAACCAGTAAGTTTGAGGTTGAGGACTACCTTGGTTTCACCCCAGTGCAGCAGGGCGGTGGTGTAGGGCAGCTGGGTAATAAAATATTTATTGGTTGGAGTGGCTCTGAGTTGCTGGCTCAAGTCGATGACAATTCAAGCTTTGGGGGACTGGCTTTTAAGTCTGACATCCCTGCTGGCATTGGAGTCGGTCAAACGTGGCAGGCAGTTTCTCGCTCCGCGAATGTTTGGTATCAAAACACCACAGGCAGGTCGATTGTTTTTCAAATGCGGACAAATGCGACTGGTAACTTAGATATTTCGGTTGGACCCAGCGCGTCCGTTTTCTCTACGCAAGGTTGGGGTGACCTTTCTAGCGGCACCTATGACGCGGCTTGTGTAATTATCCCGCCCAATCACTACTACAAAGCAAGTGGTGGTGGAATGTCAATCACATCGGCGCAGGAGTTACGGTAATGGAAAAAGGTTTCTTTCATCCAAAGATAGGTTACTGGCAAACTAACACCGCACCAAGTGCGGAGATATTTGCGTCATACCTCGCAGGAACCGTTGAAGTGCCGCTGATTCCTTCTGGGGACCACCAGTGGAATGGCTCTGAATGGGTTTACGTTGCCCCACCGCCCCCTCCACCACCCACACAAGCCGAACAGGAAGCCAAACGCCAGTCAGCATACACCGCTGAAGCTGACCCCCTGTTCTTCAAGTGGCAGGCTGGTGAGGCGACAGAAGTTGAGTGGCTGGCAAAGCGTGAGGAAATCCGCACAAGGTTTCCCTATCCAGAAGAGGTGTAATTATTATGTCATACCAGTTAGGAACAAGAAGCAGACAAAGACTGTCAGGTGTCCACCCTGATCTAGTTGCTGTCGTTAAAAGGGCTATCCAGATCACTGAGCAGGACTTCGCTGTTCTTGAGGGTATCCGTAACATTAACCGTCAGAGAGATTTGTTTAAGGCTGGTAAGTCTACTACAATGAACTCACGACACCTAACTGGTCATGCTGTTGACCTAGCCCCTTGGCCTATCTCATGGGAGTGGGAAGGCTTCTACCCTATCGCTGATGCTATGAAGCAAGCTGCTGAAGAACTAGACATTGACCTTGAGTGGGGTGGTGACTGGAAGAGCTTTCCTGATGGCCCACATTTCCAACTCTCACGAAAGACTTACCCATGAGCAATGAACCTTGGCACCTAAACAGAAGTGTCCCTATTACGTTTATCTTTGCAATCATGTGTCAGACTGTCGCACTGATCTGGTTCGTGGCTACACTGAGTAATGATGTCGCTAACAACAAGAATGAACTAGCTAGGTTGGAAGTAAGAACCCAGAACCTAGAGGTGGTAGCACAGAGCCAAGCTGTCATGTTGGTTAGAATAGACGAGAACTTGAAGGCTGTCAGAGACATCTTAGATAGGATAGTGAATGAAAGATAAGGTCTGTTCCGGATGTAAGAAACCCAAGCCCCTATCTTCTTTCAGTAAAAATAAGCGTAGTAAAGACGGTTTGAGAACTGACTGCATGGACTGCGCTAAGATTTACCTAAAAGAGTATTACCAGAACAATAAAGAGCGTCTGGACTTAAAAAATAGGGATTATGTCGAGAAAAACCGTGAAAAGGTGTCTGACTATAAGAAAGACTACGACAAGGAAAACAGGGAAAGACTTAACGCACAGAAGCGTAAATGGGCCGTGGAAAACAAGGGTTACTACGCTCACAAGAGTGCGGAAAGACGTTGTTATAAACTAGATGCGACACCCCCGTGGTCTGACTTGGAAAGAATAAAGACTATCTATACTGCCTGCCAAAAAGTCACAGAGATGACTAAAAAAGAACACCATGTAGATCACATAATTCCTCTGAAAGGGGAAAACATTTGTGGGCTACATGTGTGGTGGAACTTGCGGATTGTACCAGCGAAAATAAACCTATCGAAGGGGAACAGAGTTGACACCCTGTAACATAAAAGGTATCAGGGAGTTCCTAGAGAGGGGTCCATAGTGGTCCGTAAGTCATTTAAAAGGGAGGTAGCTGTAGCCTTACTTATCTGGTTGGTCTACATAGTAGAGGTAAAAGATGTCACTATCATTGAAGTCCTTGTATGGCCCATCTTTACGTTTGCTGCTGCTGCCTTTGGTATTGATGCTTACGGTAAGTTGCGGAGCAAGCCCCTTGAGCCTACTAACGGGAGGGGGACCGAACGTAGCAGCCAACACACAGGCAGGCAAGACCAACTCCCAGACGATTGGAACGACAAATAATATCTCACCTAGTGTGTCAGACTCTCAGGTAGACAAGGTTGACCAAAGGGTAGTTACCACTAGGGTAGCCTCTGATAAGGTAGATGTCGTCACTGTCAATGAGACACCCCCTTGGTTAGTCATAGCCCTTGTCGTCTGGTCCATATTCCTCTGGCAATTACCTTCACCTAGTCAAATTGGTAACTGGTTCTCAAACTTATTTGGTCGTAGATAATAAAAAAGCGCAGGCATCCAACTAAGGACACCCACGCTCTCATTCATTAGCCCTCGTTACCTTAACTGGTAGCGGGGGTTTTTGTTATTTCATCAACCTGATTCTGCATGTCAATAAGGTCTTCCTGTAGATCAATGATGTCGTCCTGTAGTTCCTCTACCTCTTCGACAGTAGCTGTAGCAAAATCTGTCAGCGATTGATTAAGACCCACTTGCATACCAACAAACTTGTAGAAGGTATCTACTCGCCAGACTAAGTACAAGGTCACAAGAAGGTGTATGGCTAAAGCACCCCAATATATTTCCATTAGCCCTCCTTCTGCTTCTTCAGCATAAATAACTCTAGTCGTGTCGTGTACCAGATAGCCTTTCGGATGTCTTCGATCCCATTCTTATAGCGCCATCGGTGCATGTACTTAGCTATATTCCCACGGAGGTATCCGATATACTCATCCTCTGTCAAGAAGTCTTCGATGTACTCAATACACTCAATCTTACCACCTGTGTTATAGTGAGCTGGGCTGTTCACATTATCCATAGGGTTCCTTTCCTTCTTGTTCCTGTCTAAGATGTATTTGTAGTATGAACCCAAACCCTAAAGCCCCTCTTTGAGAAAGGTCTTCACCCACATAGCTGTGATGTCTGACCTTACGATGTCTTCTACACCAAACTCAATGATGGGTACAGGTAGCAGGTACTTCTTAGCTAGATGGATAACTTTTGACAATCCATCAGCTTCCTTAAGGTCACTCTGTTGTACGTCACCATTAAGCACAATAGTAGTGTTCTCACCTACCCTTGTCAACAACATCTTAAGTTCATGGGTCGTGATGTTCTGGGTTTCATCAACAATGATAAAGGCATCATCAAAGGAGCGACCCCTCATAAGGGCTAGAGGAGCCATTTCTATATTGCCATTCTTGATACCAGTTTCCACTGCACCCTTACCCAGATGCTTCTCCAGTACGTCTAGGACAGGTAAGGCCCAAGGCATAGTCTTCTCTGTCAAGTCACCCTTGAGGAACCCAAGCTCCTTACCGACAGCTACATGGGGTCGTGTAATGACGATCTTGTCAATCTGTTTGGTGACATACAGGTCAGCAGCATATGTCGCTGTGATATACGTCTTACCTGTACCCGCTGGACCTAGCACAAACACTTGTCGAGAGGACTTGAGGGCTGCTAGGAACTCTCCTTGCTTCTCTGTGCGTGGGACTAGGCCAGATGTCTTAGCCTCTGACGCACCTTTGTAGGTAGTCTTACGGCGTGTCCTAGTCTGCTTGTTGG